TGGAACTGTAGGCGTTGAAGAAGCATATTGCCTATAGTAAGTCCAACCATATTCCTGATTTGTATTATTCGATGTCTGAAATATTTGAATTAAATTACCTTGACCATCATCAGTTACATTTTGGGTTTCTCCTACTCCATTAGCCCCAATAACATTAGCGGTAATTAGAATATTTTGAACACGGCCTTGAGGAAAGAAGAGGTTTTGCCCATTGATCGGCCCAGGATCATTATTGAAACTACCAATTAATGGAGCAGCAGTTGTAAAACCTGAATAAGGCCCTTCCGTGCCATTGCCTGAAGCAAAATTAGTAAATTGCTGCCAATTGTAATTTATTCCGTAAAAACTAAATGGGTCAGTAAATAGTCTTATTTCTCTCTTAGCGCAATAACAAGGCTGATTCACTGTAATGTATAATTCACTATTAAAAGGATAAACATCCTGACCTACATTTGTAGTAAAAGTGTAAATATCCTTGAGCTTTAGAGATCTAAATTTGGCAGGTAAGTCATAGGAGTAAAAGCTATGCATTTGCTGGACAATATATAAATCTGTCACCTGAAACGAATTACTTGATCCAGTAAGCTTCCTCGTCTTCGTGACGGCATTAGCTAACGTAGGAAACAAGGGAAATGTAGGCACAAAAGTTGTCATGTTATTGGCTCGTTATCAAATGCATCTTCTAAGGTTACTGTCGTCGTTTCTTGAATGATCCCTGAACCAGCAGGAACGGCAACACAGGGAACTTGAGGATCTTGAACATATATAAAAGGATAAAAATTGCTTGTGTCTACATCTATTGTTGCAGTATTTGGAGTAAGTGAAATTATTTGTGCTTTCTGATTATTCAATTGAATCATACCGTTGGCAGGAGGAATTCTAAAACTAATCCATTCTGCCACGGTAAAGTTCGTATTATCTAAAAATGTCACTACAGCCGGAAAAGCCTGAGTTATATTCGTTATATATTGCAGGTTTGGAATGAAATTAGCCCCAAACGGTGGCCCATAATTTGAATTAGGAACGCTCATAATACCGATGTAGGAGTAAATCTAACCCGAGACACTGTTTCATAGCTACGAGGCACTCTTTGCCCATTAGCTGGCATTTCCACAGAATAACGTCTAATCTTCTTCTTTGTATTATTTAAATGTTTAACAATACCCATAGGTAAATCACAAATCTCTCCGTGAATCATTTTTAACATTTGTATTGGTTCACCTGGATACTTTCTATAAGCAAATTCTAACCAACCACCTTGTGCATCGAGGAACTCAAACATGCCTTTGACGATGCGATCATCTTCTTTTCGCATCTTTTTGACTAATTCATCCCTTTCCGCTGGCGGTAATGAATTTTTAGGTTTTTTACTTATTTCTCTAATTTCCATGTTTCCTCATTTGTTATTGAAAAAGTCAGTCACTTACTTTTTGTAAGTGACTGACTTTTTTTATTAGGCATTAGTAATTCCATTATTAAAATCAGACTTGAAGGCGAATACTTGCATGTTAGCATTAGCCACACCAACCGCAGACAAACCAATGTTCATGATGTATTGCGATTTATTATCGAATGCATCAGATAAATTAGTTCCTGGAGGAGATGCAGGTATCGTTGCACTTCCATTAAGAGGTACAACACCAGAACCTGCTGGCATACAAACCGCAGGAGATGCACCACCAGCAAATGCAGCCGATGTTGGGAATTGAAATGCAGTAAATCCTGTTGTGTTCACATCAATAGTAATCGATGAAACGGTTGAGGAATTCGTTACACTTAAAACCCGAGCAGCTCCAGATGGATTACTTGTAAAAGGTCCACTTCCAGACTTGCCAGTTAAATTACTTAACTGCGTCATGCCGTAAGGCGTTGGAATTTGGAAATCTACAAGTTCCCCAGGTGTGTATGGATTCTGTCTGAAGAAGTAGACAACTGCCTGGGTTGCTTGCGTAATGTAAGCAACAGGCAATGTATTTGGCAGAAATTGACCTGGATAAACCTTTTGGTAAAATCCAGTAGTTCCATTGGCTATAGTTAACCCTGCACTCGCAGCTGAAGCAGCATAACCTAAAGTAATGCTTACGCCAGCTGAAACGGCTGTAACCTGGTAAAGGTTAGAACCACTGATTTCAAGAGCTCCGGTAATATTAATTAACCGTACAGTATCTCCTACACTGATTCCTGTTGTAGTTCCTGTAGCTACTACAAAAGTAGATCCATTGACCGATGTAACCGCAACTTTTGTAAAAGTTGGTGGATTAGTCTGGTCAATGAATGTGAATCCACCAGATGTACCTTGGGAAGCATACGTGGTAACTCCGGAACCAGTAGAACTAGGTTGCCCTAGAGCTAAATAAGAACCTGCCGCCATCGAAGTAAACCATTCGGAATAAATCGGATTAGCAGCAGTACTTTGTGCGCCCCAGTTCGTTGTATCCTTAACGAAAACCCAATCGGGCTTTGCAGTCATAGGAATATTAACTGCAACTGGCGTAGCTGGGTTGGTATATGACCAAGACCCGATATATGAAAATGGCAAAGACATAATTCACCTCCTATATACCTGTTGATCTAAGGTTTTGAATCCAGAGATCATTTGTGATGCATTGTCCTTGATAGAACGAGCATCCTGCTGTATGTCTTAACATGCATGGATCGTTATTGTACCCAGGAGGCAAATAGATAAAGCGAGCTTTACCACCTGCTTGCCATACAACCTTGTAAGCCTCTTTTGCTGATACAAAGCAATTTGCTATATCATTCCCAAGCATAGAGGCATTAGGTGATACAGAACCCTGCTCAGAAGCAAAGAAGCGAACGTTATTAGCTCCCCCGATCTCAACACTTAATGTTTGGCTTATGTTTGGATACTGAAACTTCTTGATAAAGCCTGTCATGTTATACAGAACAGGAATCATGCGAGTAGTTAGCATACAACCATACGCATCACCAATAGGGCTTGTACCGAATCTTAGTTCAGCTTCAACGATATTGGTAATATACTCTCCAGAGTTATTCTGAAGAACCGTGAAGACATCATCCACGTCGGAGATTGTCATTTCCGTAGGAATGTCTCCGTTTGTCCCCAAATTTTCTGTTACTTTTGTGACCTACGTTATACCGCAGGCGGGGAAACCTCTTCGGATCTCCCTCTCCATGTTTCCATAGAGTTCAGACTATCGCTTCCCTTTCGGGTCTTCTCACTTAGTCGTTCAGGCTGAATATCTTCATCACGAGTCACTGTGTCACAAGGATAATCACAATGCCATCCAAGATCGAATCGGATTTCATCTGTCAACTCTTGTCCACAATTTCTACATTTAAACATAATCTTGCCCCTTGTTGTCCTTCTGTTTATGCAGCGAGGAGTTCCAAGTCAATCAGAGAAGATTTAACGTCGGCAGGATTTTTTTTACCGACACAGTTTATAATCGAGGCCGAACTTTCGAGATTGTCTCTCTGAAGTGCATCCTGAGTTTCCCTTAAGGATTGTCCTAAACGGGCCGCAGCACTATTGAGCACAGGATCTTCGTTGGTAATTGTGACCTGACGAGTCAATACGATATAGGTCGCATAAACACGTACACGGCAATCCACGTCAACGCGGTTAAGCTGTTGAGGAGGTGGGTTATTTTGACCATCATCTAGAGGTACTTCAAACAGATCTAGTCTGTCGTAACGGCTCTGACGATCAATAAAACCTTGGTTATCTGGCAACTCTACAGGAGTAGCAAACAATTGATGGATCAAATTGTGCTCTGGAGTTGACAGAAGTTTGGCATTGTAACGTTGCTGTATCTGTGGAGGCAACGAAGCAATAGATACTGACATAGTTTTCCCTTTGGGCTATTAGCCCATTTCGGGAACCGATCCGGCGAGAGCTGCATATCCATGCATTTCACGGTACAAATCCTTCTTCATGGCATCAGTAAGCTTAAAGGCTTGGGCAATAGGCCGCTTATCGTAAGCCATGGGAGACTGAACAGCCTTCTCCGACTTAGCAATAGCTTTATCTACTTCCTTCTCTCTTCTTACTTCCTTAGCCGATTGGGAAAGTCCCATGGCCTTGATGTATTTGTAGCTTTGGACTCCGATCTTATACGGATCTTTTGACTCCGCAATCGTAGCCGCCAATTCAGGTTCCTTTTCTTCTAAAAGTGATAAAGTTTCTGGATTGACGATCTCGGAGAAATCTGAATACTGACGATTGAGGCGATCCATGAATTGAGTATCTTGCTGCTTCTGAAGTGCTTTTTGCACTTCTTGACGTACAAGCTCCTCGGCATTTTTGAGCACTTTCTGAGTATTTCTCTCAGCTAGCTTCTTCACCTTACCTAAAGGAATAAACTCTTCATCACCGATTTTATCAAACTCATCAACTTCAAGTTGCTTAGGTGTTGCATGTGCAAGTTGTGCTTGCATCATTTGCATCTGAGCATCTCTCAATTGCTTCAATTCTCTTTCGAGTTCGGCATTCTTAAGACGCATAGCCTTCAAATGCTGATTATTAATCGGCTCTTGATGCTGTACTGTCTCTTTTACTTCATTGACTTGGGCTTCTACCTGAGTTGCTACCTCTTGGTCTTCGCTGTTTTGGTTTTCCGTCTCAGTCATGAATTTCCTTTTTGTTTGGTGGTTGGCTAGGCCCACGATTTACGCCATGGCGATGGGCTTGTTCGCCTTTTGTACGCCCTATCTTGACTTTGTTTAATAAAAATATTATAAATCAATTACAAAATGAGGTTTATGATTTGTGATAGTTGCAAATTAGATAGATTAGTTACTGATTTTATAAAAAATCAGAAATATTGTTATAAGTGTGAATATCGGAAAAAGACTGAAATTGTTCCAGAAAAGCGAGTAGTAGAAAAATCGCTATGTCGTATATGTGGAAAGAAAATTGTCACATTTGCGGAATTAAAAAAACGTCAACGAAATATCTATTGTTCTGAGGAATGCGCGCAACAAGGCCATAAAATATCAATAAA